AATACTAAGTCGGCTATTGCTCCTAGAGCAGGCAAGACAAATAATCCTATAATTAAACCTGGTAATCCAAATCTAGTAATCGCAGCTCTCAAACCTGCGAAAGTAAATAATGATTTTCCTAAATTTTTTAAATTTTTAATACTAAAAAACTTATCTTTTGATTTATCAATAGGGGGTCGATTAGGTGCAGGTGGACCTATTGGACCTATATCATTTTTGCCTCCAAATAATGAACCTAATCCTAATGCAGTTAATAATGTTGCAAGAAGACCTCCACCTGTTTTAGCACCTGCGACAGGTTTTCTTCCTAAAAGTCTCAATATTAAACCAACTGCTGTTAATCCAGCGATAGATGTAAATATTGTTAATAGATTGCTCATTGTATCTTTAAATTTTGCAAGTGGAGAATTTTCACCACCTTCTACAATCGATACGATGAAGTCTTTGGTTTTTTCCCAATATTCACTTTCAAAAAACTGAATCAAAGCAAATATGAAACCTGCAAATAAAGTAGTTTTAAATATATTAAGAGCACTTGTTCCTATTGTACTAAATGTGCTTTTTGCAAAATCACCGATTCTACTTCCTAAATTACTGAATCCTTTTTTAAATGTATCACCTAAATTTTTAAAGTTTTTAACTAATGTATTTTTTTCTTGAAGGCGTTCTAATACTGATCTTCTACCTAACTCTTGTGTTTGGGATTCATCAAACGCTTGTCTATCTAATTCTAATTGTTTGAAATCTTTTTGTAATTGTATATTTTGATCGGCCTTCAGACCTAAACTCTCAATTGCTTGTTTCTGTTCTTCTAATTTTAATTCTCTTTCTTCAAATACTTTTACTTGATCTCTTATCGCATCTAATCTTTTTTCATCAACACCCTTCATTTTCAAAAGGATATCATTCATTTTCATACGCTCTGCTGACTGTTCAGCATTTGCTTTATCTTGTTTCTGATTTTGTTCCTTTTGAACCTTTAATTGTTCTTGTAAAATTTGTGGTGTTGCATCAACCATTAGAAGTGTGCTTTCTCAGATTTAGGTTTTGGTGGGGGTGAAGACTTTGATTTAGTATATGCTTGTGCGCCAAAGAAAGAAGCAACTAATGCTGATATGGCAACAAAATAAGTTGGAGCGATGTCTGCTAATAATTGGCCTGTAGTTTCATAACCAATAATATCAGCAATAACAATACCGATAGGATAAACTAACATTCCCCATAATGCAAACCATGCCATAAGTCTGATTTGATCTTCTTTTTTGTCTTCATTCTCTGCTCGCATCATTTCACGTTCCATTGCAAACTCCTCATCAGTAACGATACCATCACCGTCTTTATCAAAATGTTCGTATTGACTGCCTAGTTCTAACTTTTTTTGTGCATTCATTTTACTTTTTCCTTTGTTGTTTTATCCTTTGTTCCTCATCTTTTAACCATTCAACTAATAAACCAACGTATATTTCTCTTTCCCACGGCATCATATTTTCTAACTCAGTCAAACTATACTTGTGGTGTTGCATCAAATTAAAGTTTGTTTGCATATAATTTTCCACAGTATCATGAGAAAGACATACTAAAAAAAACTATCAATACCCTCCAACATAATTTTATTATCAACGCCAGTCTTAGAATTTTTGACAACTACTTCATGTCTTAGTTTCGGCATAGTGTCAAAAAATTGCATAACACTTTCAAACTGTTTGTTATTAAATGAATCAAAAAATTCATCTAATTCCTTATTGGTGAAATCAATTCTTTTCAAAATCTTATCACCATCATGTATCTCATCGACACACTTTTTAATGACATCAAATGTAGATGTAGTCTGATTCTTACTATCAATACCATCAAGTTCTTTAATGGTTGGATACTTCATAACAAGTTTAATGTCATCAGTAATATTTATGACATTTGTATGATTTTTGGGCATCTGTACATTGATATCTTCTAAGTTGATTTTGACTGATTCCTTTGTTTTGCCATCATCTGGGCAAGTTACTACTAAGTTTACTGTTTCACCCACTGATTTTGCACGAATATTTAAAAATGCATATTCTATATCAAACAAAGGACTTTTTTCTGTTATAACATCAAACGTGCAAGCCTTAATTAAATCAATTGCAGTTTGTGTTAAATGTTTTTTCTTTTTACCTTGCTGTGCCATTAAGAGCACTTTTTGTTCTTTTACAAGAAATGGTCGAAACTGAATTGTTTCACCAGTTGAAGGTAATTCCAAAGGATACTTTGGAACATTAAGTGTTGGCAATGCCATAGTTCGCTCCTATATTATAATCGTCTCAATACAGCAGGTATTCGAGAACGTAATTGTCTCTCTACTGTATTAACAAAAACATCACTAATTCTTTCAAGTAATGGTTTAGGTAAATCTGCTTCATCAGTCAGATTCTTCCAATATCTATATGACCAAGATACTGTTGCAAAAGATAGAGAATTGTTTGTGGCATAATCTAATGATAATTCTTGTAAATCTACAGGAAAACATTCTATTAATTCAACACCATGTCTTCTTCTATCATTTCTATCTAATTGAAATATTTGCATTGATCCTACATAGTCATCATAATAACCGACAGAAAAGTCAGCACGATTGGCTGCTAATCTTTGCCAATTATCAATAAAATTTCTTTCTTTATGATCTTGTGACAAACGTATTTGTGTATTAATATTAGCAAAAGTTTGCCCTACAACAACATTACGAACAGGTCCATAGATATTAACATCTTCTTGTGTTTCTAATGACATACCTGGAAATGAAACTGCTGTTGTTTCTAAAGATACTCTTCTTACAATATCTTTCTGTTCACCAATTCGTTGTTGTTCTAAACTCTTTAAAAATGTACCAGATGTTGGTGGTGTGATAATTACTTCGTAACGACTAGGTGATGCGAAACCTTCATCTGTTCTGAAACCTGCTAAGATTTCATTGATAACACCATATGCAAATCCGTCTAATAAATTACTTCTTGCCATTAAATCATTTTCCTTGAATCACGCCATACCTCATTTACACTTGCCTTCTTAAATCTTGCAACAGGTAAAAGTGTAGCAATTGTAAATTCGTCTGCGTCAATTCTTCTAAACTGTGATTTGACACGACCAGCAAGATATCTTTTTATTGTTGGTCTTATCAGTCTCACATTTTTTAACTTTGAGTAGTTTGCCATTAAACGAGTAGTTTCATTGAAGTCATTGTTATTTGCTAAATCAACTAATCTATCTAATAATCTTACTCTTAAATTTACAGGAAGGTAGTGTAAATTTAATCCCAAAAATCCGTCAGTATATCTTTCTAAAGGTAATACTAATGGAAAGGTATCATAATAAGGTAGTTTTTGTTTTAACTTAGGATCGTAAACAAACATATTCAGACGCCCAAAAAAAGGTCTTTGTGATCTTTTACCATCACGTATCAAATCCAGCGATCTTGGTGTACCGAACTCTTTTATTTTATCCTTGTACCATTCTGTAGATCGTGGACGACCTTGTGCAGCTTTCTGTACTTGTTGTATATATTTGCTAACCGCCATAGTTTCTGCCTTCCGTCTTATTATTTATACTTTGGTGCGAGATGATCCTCAGTCAGAATCTTAAATTCAAGACCCTTATCTTTACAGAAATCTTCGGCATATTTGAATTTTGCTTTGTTAATTGCATATGTATGGACTGATTTTAACCATGATTTGGTGCGTTTTTTTGGATTAGCAGGTGGTGGTTTCATGTCCTTTTTAGGTTTTACTTCTATGATAAACTTCTTAATACTTCCGTCCTTTTGTTTGACTTTCATATAAAAATCTGGGAAATATCGATGCATACGACCATCCAAGGGTGAATAGTAAGGAATAACTATCTCTTCACTTCCCCATTCTATCACACTATTTCGTGTGTCACAATAAACCATTAAACGTCTTTCCCACAAAGATCGATAAATTATTTTCATCGGGTTCCCTTTGTATTTGTTTGGGTTTGTTGGAATGTATCTACCGCTATATGTTGCCATAACCTTTATTCTATCATATAAATACTTATTATACAAGGATTATTTAGATGGCAATCATAGACACAGTAAAAAATCAAGTTATCGCTGCAGGTTCTCAGTATGCATTGAAAAAAGTATCAGGCATTTTACGAGGCTCACCTGGCAATACTGAAAAAACACCTACTAATCAAAAAAGTAATAATATTAGTAGTTCAGAAGGCAAACCAACAAACATTTTAAGTTATCCTTTAGATGTAACAGGTGGACCTGGTGTCGGTAATCAAGGACACTATGTTATGTTTTTTATTAATGAACAAGAAGATGCTCAAGTAAGATTTGGAACACGTGGTAACAAAAATGCCTTCGATGATGTTCTCAAATCTAAAGAAGAAAATAATATACCAGATTATATAAGAGAAATAAGAAATGGTAGTTATGAAAAAATGATATATCAAAGTGGTGTTGGAAATCAATTAAATGATAATATCATAGATTTATCAACAGTTACGATAGATAAAAAAAAGATCAACGTTGAAGACAATAGAAGTTCAGGTAATACCTTGTATGTTCAAAGAGCTCCAACTGTTCGACTAGATACTGCAATTGCTTTGTACATGCCTCCTCAAGCAAATTATATTGATCGAGCAAATTATACAGATACTGAAATCGGTGTTGCCGCAAAGGCAGGTATTGATGTATATTCAG